GTCCCATTAGAATTTTATTAATCATTTCCTGACGCATACGCTTTTTAGATTTTTCCAAGGCAAGTTTAGAAGCAAATTCTGCTCCTGTATTTACTCCTTGAGTAAATCCCCCACCAAGATTTCTTGCTAGTTGTGTTCGAAATGATGGAGCTTCTGGTAAAATTTGAACCATATTTTCCTCTATTTATAAAAACATAAATGGTAGAGATCCAGCTGCCTGTCCTAAACCGCCAGCACCAGCAGTTAACAATTCTTGCCAAAATGGCTTTTTCTTTGGAGTCAAGAATTGCTCATAGGGTCTTTGTCCTAATATAGAACCACTTAATCCCATTAAATCTTGCAAAGCTTGCCTTTGAAGCCCTTGTCTTTGCATTGCAAGTGTTGAGGCAAAATCCTGTGCTCCTTGAGTTTGCAAGTTTTGAAAACCACTCCCTTTACGCGCTCCCATTCCCATTCCACTAAATCTGGAAGCATTTTGACCCGAAAACTCTTGAAACTGACGTCTCGCATAGTCTTCATGAGGTGCAAAACCAGCCTCTGATCCTTGAGCTTGTTGAGCTAATTGGCTTCCTGGAGAAACATATGGGAAAAGACTTTGATAAAGACTAAGTTGCTCTGGGGTAAATTGCTGCAATCTTCCCGCTGAATATCCTTTTGGGATCTTATTACCTGCTGCACCCCTGCTTCCGGCGGATATGGACATAAAACACCTCTTTTCTTCACCATAGCAAGGAAAGGGAATTTCTTGTAGAGAGAATTAAAAAATATGTACGCCTTTACAATATATTGATATTGCCCGATAATCTTATCAGATTTTTAAAAAAAGGAATATAGATATGGAAAACCCAAAAATTGAAAACACGTCAGATTACTCTATTTTCAAACAAGTCAACTTTAACAGAGAAAAAAACTTAAGACATATCAAAAACCTGAAAGCCATCCTTCTTAAGGAAAATCTTCTCCATTTGCACCCAATACTTGTGAATGAAAAAATGGAGGTAGTCGATGGACAGCATAGACTAGAGGCTGCAAAAGAGCTCTCGCTCCCTATATTCTATATAAAATCCGACTTGTCCTATGACCACATTCTCAACTCAAACCTTTTCCAAAAGAAACTTTCATTGAAAGATGTAATAAAGTTTTACGCAAATAAAGACAAAATTGATTCTTATATACAACTATTTGATTATCTTAAAAAGATTGATGTTCAACCAAAATGTTTTTTTGGATTAATCTTTGGAGGAATTAACCGAGAAATCATTGACTTTATTAAATCAGGAAAATTCCAATTTCCCGACAATAGGACTACCATTGACAAGCTTATAGCTTCTTACTCAGAATTTATGGGGTTTGTTAAATCTAAGCGGATCACTCCTTTTTCTATGTTTACTACAGCAGATTTCACCATTGGCTATCGCAATCTTGTCTTGTCACAAGGGTTCAATGAAAATGTATTTTTAAGCAAAATTGAACAAAGATGGTTTGATTTGAAACCTCAGCTTAATTCGAAGGAATGGACACGTCAGATGATTGGCATTTATAACTGGAAAAACCACACCCCATTGCAAAATAACGATGCCTAAATATATTGACATAACCGGGAAAAAGTTCGGAAGTCTTTCAGTAATACGAAGACGCGTAGACTTGAAAAAATATAAAAGGGCTCAATGGGAATGCCTTTGTGATTGCGGAGGAAAAGCATTCACTTTTTACGACTGCCTGAAAAGAGGGGTGATAAAAACATGTGGACTATGTTTGGTGAATAAAAATATTGGAAAAAAGTTTGGACGTTTAACAATTATAAAATTCACTCGATGCTATAGACATCTTACTTTTGTATGGTGTCGATGTGAATGTGGAAGTGAAAAAGAATATGTCACATCTTATGTTATCCGAGGCACTTCAAACAACTGCGGATGTCTCCGGAAAGAAAATCTTCTCAAAAAAGCCTCAAAAAAAATAGGACTTAAATTCGGCAGATTAAAGATAATTAAAATTCACGGAAAAGATGAAGAAGGGAATACTTTGTTTTTATGCAAATGCAAATGCGGAAACAAACCTATTATTAAAACTGGAAATTTCAAAACAATAAAATCTTGCGGATGCTTACAACCAGAAAGTGTTCCGAAGGGAGAAAATGTAGCAAGTGCCAAATTAAAAAATTACGAAGCAAACACTATTAGACAGCTTTATAAATCAAAATCTGGCTACACAACAAAAAAATTAGCCGCGATGTTTAACATAAACATCGCGAGTATAAGAAGAATTATAAACAACCAACTTTATATAGAAGATGAGACAAACAAATAAGAAAAACCCCCTTACTTACGGTTCAGGGGGTAATCTCTCGTCATCGCGAGAGCCGACGATATCATTGCAAACGCATGATCACATTTGTCTTTTTTTTTGGCAAATGGTAAGTTGCTGGCAATATGGATAAACCACTCATTTGGATTTGCATAGGATTCCATCTTTGTCTGATGTTGAAAATTTATGGCGCAATTTTGAAAAAATAGGAGATTTACCATGCTAAAAGCGGTCGCAAAACGTCTTATTGTAAAGAGGATTGAAGAGGAAACGCAAGACAAGAAACTCATTATAACGGTTAACGAAAACAAGCCATTCAAGGCCGTTGTAATTGCAGCAGGAAGCGAAGTAGATTCACAACTTCATGAACAAGAAATCGTTATTTTACCCGCACATACTGGAACTCCGATTGAGCAAGATGGAATAAAATATCTGGTGATCTACGAAGATCAGATTTTAGCTGTGGTGGATGGATGACTGAAGGATGTTTTTCCGAAGTAACACCAGATTTCATTCAAGAAATTATGGATCTCAAAAGATTGGAATTAGAAAAAATAAAAAGAGAATGGGATGCCCTTTATGAGGCTCGAAGGATCTATTTAGCAGCTGAACGAAAACATCACGAATTCGATAAAAAGAAAGACTTGGAAGAGGCGATGGCTAGAAACTTTAATCCTTTCGACACCTTCAGTTTGAAGAAAAAGAAATGAACTGGATCAGCGTTAAAGATAAACTTCCGCCTGAACCTCCTTCTCCGCCCCAATCCAAGGGATATCTTACTTGGAGTAACGATGGTCACGAAATTTGTGTTTACAGGGGATATGGAATTTGGCGGAGTTTAATCCACGAGGGGGGCAACATAGAGGTGACTCATTGGTTGGATGGGCCTTAGCTGGAGTAGCTCAATGGTAGAGCAGCAATCTTGTAAGTTGACGGTTGAGGGTTCAATTCCTTTCTCCAGCAATTAGAACTGAGATACCCACTCTAGGGTAATCTCTCCACTCGTTACTGCCGGAGCAGCACCATCCACAGTCACCACTATATTCGTAGGCGTGACATAAAACGTCACCTGTCCTGCAATCCCAACAGACGACGAATAAATCACTCCGTACCAGTTCGTTCCATCAGTATAAGATCCATAGCATTTGTGGTTAATCAGAGAAACGGCAGTTAAGTTGATCCCGTGAGGGATATTGCCAGCGCCTGTGAATTGATAAACCTGGCGCAAACTTTGCTGTGGTGAATTTGAGGAGCCACCGAAATACCACTTTTCTCCAGTGATGATTGGGAAGTTGATAGCATAGGTTCCAATTGTGCGGGAATTGACTTTTGAAGCTATGTCGACATAAGAAATATCGACTTGGTGTGACAGGCCACGCAAGTCATCGTAGGGGAATTGCCATTGGGTCTTGAGATAGGGGGCTTGTTGGAGATTATTGGAGGGTGTTGTCATATTGATCTCAATGTAGCAGGATGGTAAAATAGACGCAAAAGGAGATCTTATGGAATGGGTTCAGTTTATAATATTTTTTATAGGTGTGTTCGGTCTTTTTCTCTGGAATAGAGCAGAAGGACGAGCAGATAATAGACACATGGATGCAAAATTAGAGGGGCAAAGAAATTTAATGAATGCAATTCATGATGAAATGAAAGATTTTCATAAGCAACTTCTAGAGATTCAAAGAAAAGTTGGCTAGGCCAAATGTGGCCCTTTATCAACTACAAGATGGACACCTTGCAATGTGATCTCACTCGTAGCATAAGTCAGGTTCCTCATCTGAGCGTCACTCAAAGTGATCCCTATCTGTACACTATCCCCAATCAGCGAAGTATTAAATCGGTGCCAGATTTGATACTGACCTTGAGCTGTAGGCATTTGAAGGTTGGTATTGGAAGGTGTAAGACCAATATTAGTAGATTCAGGACAAGTATACATGAGTTGACTGTAAACCAGAGCGGAAGTGGCACTAGGAGGCTGAGGAGTATTCCAGACATCATCAGGATCTTGTGAAAGATAGACGTTGACAGTGACTTGGGCATTTGCTGTGTAATCCATTAAATATTTTTGTGCAGATAGGCGTGTCTGTCTACCTTGGTCCCAATATACTGGGAATTGCTTGGTTTGCAAGAGTGGTTGTGACAGGCGCGTGAATTTGCCGAGTCCAATATATGTTGATGAAAAAAATGCGATATCTACAACAAATGTATTAGCGTCCGCAGTAGATATTACCCGTCCTATTTGAGCTTGCAATGGAAGAAATGTTGCTATTCCTCCAGATGAATATGCAGTAAAAGTCGTAGTATCCAAATTGATCACAAAACTCGATCCAGTTGCTGACACGATCTGTACAGACTCCCCATTAATTTGCGTCATCCCTGAGACTTCAGAAATCAAAACATATTGGCCAGCAGTAAATGTATTGGTCGCTGTGACGACGGCCTGTGAAGCTTGTGTAATGCCAGTTATGGTTACAGATGTAGATGAAAGAGCTCCACTGAAATATAGATAATCGCCCACATTAACACAGTGATTAACACTAGTAATCTGAGTGTTTCCAGAAGAATTAGCAATCGCTCCGATGGTTCCCGATGTAGCTTCACCAGTTCCTTGTCCAACAGTCAAAACATATCCTTGAGGATTTCCTCCAATTATACTTGGGAATTGGGCCGAATTTGCTCCAGAATTCCATGGTTCTCTCCAATTATTCCAGGAGTTGTATCCTATTGTGGACCATGATTTTTTAATCATCGTCCTAAAAGTCCCGTGGGCAGTAAAGTTTTCATATAAAACTCCCCACGTATTGTCTCGATAGTTAAATAGAAAGGTTTGTGTTGGGAACTTCCATAAACTGCTATTTACAGGATAGCTAAAATAGATCCATTCACGATAAAAATCTCTTGCTGCATTTACTCTTTGAGCCCCATTATTTAGAGCTTGGATTTGGAATACAGAATCCGGGATATCCAGATCAATTCTCTGACTAGACTGCTGATCAGTCATCGCTATTCCGTAAGCCCCAATATCTAGGGCTCCCTTGTCTAAAGTGATAGCAGAAAACGTGCTATCGGATGGAAGCTCTGAGTTAATGCTATAGAAAAGGAATGGCTGCAAATCATTGCCTGTATAGACAAACCTTGTTTTACGCCCTGAACCACCAAAACCTATAATTAGAACATCTTCATTATTAGATACAGTAATGATGGGCTGTCCTGTTCCGGCAGGTAAGTTTCCTCCTAGACCTGTTTGGTCTTGATAAAATGCACGAACATCATTTGTCTCACCAGCTGGAGTCAGCGTAGTATAATACGGTGTACCGTTCCAGCTCCAAAGCACCGTATCTTGTAATTGTATAGGATTCCCAGAACTTGTTTGTATCCAAGGGCTGAAAAAAAGCAATCGATCTTTAAATGGAAGAATAGCCAAAGCACCCACTAAATAATACTTAGCAGCGGGCTCATCATCGATCGAAACTGTTGTTGCAGTAAGAGGTGGCGCAAAATTTACCCATCCAAGGCCAGTTGCTGTTGGTATTCCAGTGTGAGATGTCGGGTCCCCATCGTACCACTTGATACCGTCTTGTCCAGGTACACTCGCTGTCAAAAGCTGAACAATTCCAGTCGCTGAAGCTGTTACGCTAGTAGCAAAAGTGACGGTATATTGGGCGCCACTCACATTTGTTACATGTCCAGTCTGCAAGTTTATGGTGTTGCTTCCCCACTCATTGAACCAGAGATAATCCCCAACCACCAATGTAGGAACTCCGGCCCCAGAAAGTGTAATAACGATAGCTGTTGTACCAGATCCAGAGACATAGGTTCCTGTAGCGATATTCAATCCAGGAACATTGTTTGTAGCCCACAAAGCTCCCTGATAATTCGTCGTCCAAAATTGCTGATAATCCTGGCCGCTCCAGGAGAAAGGATTCTGCGAAGATTTATAATAGGTCACATTATAAAATGTATTGGAACTGGATGTTTGAAAAATTTGATATGACTTTGTCGTATCGAAAGCCATTAGATTAGGATATAATGCCCTTACAGGAGGAACATTAGGAACGGAATTATAAGCGTAATCGCGCAAGCCCATAACAGGATTGCCTGGATAATAAGAGAAAGTACCCGTAACAGTCCCACCAGCCGCACCTCCAGTAATTGTTAAAACACCTGTTGCATAGTTAATCGTTCCAGCTCCACCAGGAGATCCTTGCAACGTTCCATCTTGATTTGTATCTGTATATGTATTTGTTCCATCAGAAAGAGTAAATGAACCTGGGGTAATTGAGGCAGTTGTAGAGGATCCTAAGAATGTAGATATTAAATTGACGCTGCCATTTCCTGAGCCGTCCAAAGTCATAATCGTTCCAATTTGCCATGCCTTCGGAGGTGTTGCGGTGGCTACCGACTGAACTTGAATTTGAAGTTGTCCTAGAAAAATTGTGCCTCTTTTCCTTTTTGCCCTACCCCTCCAGGAATAGAAGTTGAACATGGTAGGAAAAGCGTCGTTGTCTATGACGAAAGGAAGTCTACTTGTGGTAAGACCTTTTGCAAAGTTACCAATGTAGATTTGTTCTGGCATTTTTTACCTCAATTGCCAATGGCAAGCCAATACCAGGTCGAAGAACCAGAAGCATTAACGCTAGCAGTAAAACCACTAGTCGTTACAGTTGATAATCTATTTTGTGTTTGGGTTCCACCAGCATTGAGAAGTGAAAGTTGTACTCCGAAACAATTGTTCGGAAAAGCATTGGTGAATGTAACAGATGGGCTTTGTGATCCTACAAAAGTCGCACTTCCCCACTTTAAGATAATGCCCATAGGAAGCAACACACTGCCGTTAGTCCCAGTGACATTGTATTGATTGGCGCTATGTGCAGCGCTTCCTGAATAGAAGAAAAGCTCTGCTAAAGACCCAGGAAGATTATTACCGGCCCCGTCTTGGTTGTTAGTAAATAAAACAGGGGGAGATACAGGAGGTGCAGGAGGATTATTAGAATTAAAGGTAATTTGTTTATGTTGGCCTCCCGCAGATAAGTTAAATCCCACATGATCAACAGCTAGTATGCTTGAGATAGACCCCGCGTTGGTCTGCATGATTGAGACATCATCAGCTGGATCATTGGGAGGATTTGGAATTGCAGGTGAATATGGAAACGTCATGGTAAACCTGTGCTTGTATTATTTCCTATACCGCCTTGGTTATTTCCTTGGCTATAAATTGTGTATGTTCTGGTACTAGTGAACTGTCTTTGTGAGCGTTTCCAGACGAGCATTTCTTGCTCTTTGAAGAGCGGCTCATAGAAGGTGAACTGTTCAGTATCTCCAGTATCCGATAGTATTTTTCTAGCAGCGCCACGTGCAATATATTCAGACATATATGCGAACTGAATTGCCTGACCACTACTCAAAAACGCAGCCGGTGAAAGATAGCCTTCGAGTTCTACTAAATACTGAGTATCTGGAACGGTTCTGAGGGTAATCGTATTGTTGTAATACAAGATTGCCCTTGGAATACCAGGATTAAATAAATAACATTGAGCATTGATGTTTTGTCCTTGTGGAATGTTAACGGGAAGTCCACTTGTTGGATCAGTAAAGGTAATATTGGCTATTCCAGTGTTGTAGTTGATAGTATTGAGCGCAGTTGTATAGATTTGACTAGAGGTTTGCTGGCTTCCATCGAGCTCTTGATATCCAAAAGGAGCTGTATTAGATCCCGTCATCAAGAGACCATAGTTGACATTTCCGGTTAGGAATTGACCTGAGTCTTGTATAACACGAGATGCACCTGTTGTATCGATACTAGTAAAATAGACAGCAGGGAAAATAGAAGTAGATGGGATATCTAAATCAAGATTTTGTCCCACAGGAGGATCGACATTATTCCCAGTAGCAATAATGCCTGTAATATCAACGTGTCCGCGTAAGATGCCACTTGGGATTTGATTAACTGCCGTCTGAGATGCGGGTGCAAAGGGGATTTGAACTGTATAATTTGATCCTCCATTTCCCACTCCAACGGTTGTAAAGGGCTGTATGTAGTTATCCCAATATTGGAAGAACTCACCTTTCTGAGTATAGAATCCAACACTGACGCCACCTATTCTAGCATAAGGGAAAAACCCCTGATATACAGGATACATTGCAATGTCAGTTCCAGGATTTGCTCCTTCAACTTGGACGTTATATAATGGCATATTATATTGATCTACGCCAGGGACAGTTTGAAATTGATAGGTCGTCTTCAGATCAAAAAGCTGTAAGCGAGCGTCGACGTCCATGATCCAAAATCGATTGATATAATCGATGATCAGATTGTCGGTGATGGTCGCGTCCGAAGGGCTTTTAATGATCCTCCGGACGTACGTGATAATGTCGCTTAAGAGATTCAAATTATTCCTTTATTTCTTATGCATTTTTTTTAAGGTCTCAGCCAAAACCGCTCTTTTTTTCAGTTTAGGATTCTTTGAATGCTCGGCTTTTTTAAGTTTTCCAGAGGGGATTTTCTCCCCTTCTTTAACGTGCAAAGCCTTACGTAAAGCGCCTTTGTGCTGGATGGCTTTTTGAATCCATTTCTCAGCCATTTGTTATCCTATTTTTTCTTTTTATGCTTATGCATTTTATGCTCATGTTCATCATGATGATGTTTTGAGTGAGCAACTTGTGATTTTTTTGCCATTTTTTTATGCTCTTCTTTCTTATGTTTCGCCATATTGTTTCTCCTTTTTTATATGGTTAAAAGTTCTTGTCGCCCATGAACACAGATTTTCTTTTTGAAACCGGAACTGCATCCAGGCGTTGAATTGTCGTATCAGCTGCCATCTTGCCATACATGATTCCAGCTCCTGTAGATTCTGTAGGAGTTTCTTTCATGATGAGTCTGTGGTAGAATTTACGTTTGATTTGTTCGGCGAGATATCTTGGACCCCAAACCGGAGTATTTACAGGAACGAGCCACTCTTCAGCTGGCATTCCAGGAAACGGACGAGTCCAAATGTCAATGCTTTCTCCAATGAGCTCTTTATTTTCAGCAATGAACTGAACATACTCTTTTTGAAACTCATAGTCTGCTCGCCACTTTTCATCGAATTTCTCTCTACAGCTAATGACTTTTATGGGTTTAAGATAATTGTCTTTCTTGGCTGAGATTTCTTTCTGAGAGAGCTTTGTTTGCTGCTCTGTTTCTTCTTTTGGGGTCGCGTTCAAGCGATCCATCGTCATATCTTTGACTTCTGATTCGAACTGCTTGAATTGTTCTTCAACTTTGTCCAGTTCTTTTTCTGATGCTGAGTTTATATTCTTTGGTTTTTGTGACATTATTTCCTCTAGTTAGGCGAGACGTTTATAAATGCACCTTTAACATAAGTCGTTTGATTTTGTGAACCATTATTATTTATAGCCCCTGTACTAATGTCACCTATTGCCAGGATCTGAGCAGGAGTTGTAGCTGATGATGCAATATAAGGATCGACGTTCTGAGATGAATTGAGAGCAAGAGTGACTTGATTAGGCTGTGTTACTCCAATGACATAAGCCGTTTGACCATTGAGTTGCCTGCATCCAAATGTAGGAGGGATTATAAGTCTAACGAGCTGACCAACAATGTAGGTCAAATTCGTTATGGAAGGAATCGTCATTGTGACGGTCGTTGTAATGCCAAGAGATATAGCTGATATAACAAAACGCCAAGGAGTATAAAATTGGGGTTCAATTGGGACATTGTTATAGAGGGCTATCGGACCTGTTATCGCCATAAATAAAAAGAGGGTGAAGTCTTTACTCCTCACCCTCTAGATACAATCATCAATTAATATTTACAAGGCCAATCAAGGCATTGAGATATCATCAATGAACGCTTGCCAGAAGATCACGTCTGAGGTGGTTCCTGACAGATGCGATGACGCGTCAGTTACTGCGCTTCCTGATCCAATCACAAATCCTTGACGTGTGTTGTTGACGAATGCTCCCTGAATTGCAGGACCATTGATCGTAGACACTCCACCAGAGAATGTTGGGAAGGCTGGACTTGGATACAGATTTCCACCTGTGTAGGGGAAACCACCGCTATTAACATCGCCCACTGCAACGACTTGCGGAGGCGTTAAGCCCGGCACAGAAGCAACTGCAATGTTTGATGTATATGCAGTAACTCCCGCTGGGAAGTTTGCAACTGTGAATGTGGTATTTGAGTTCACCGCAGACACATAGAAATAGATCGGAGAACCAGGAATCACGTTATCAGGCAGAGAGTTAAGCTGAGTAGAGCCCCAAAGAGTTGGGATTCTAAACGCCACTTGCTGACCGACCACGAAATTATGGTTAGTTGTTGTTGTGATCAAACCAGTAGTCGTATTGATCGCAGTGATGAAGTTCTGTCCTGGCAAGTACAAGAAAGGATACAATACCTTTTGTACAAATGCGCCAGTTGGAGAAGCACTCAATGCGGTATAGTTACTTTGGTTTGAATTCCAAGTCACTGTGAAAGTAGTTGTGCTACCAACAGCAGTAATTTGGAAGAGCATTCCGCTCATTTGAGGCATACCAGTCGTTGCCGATTGATATAAGCCTTCCAATATCACAACATCACCCACGTTATATCCGTGAGCAGAAGCAGTTGTGACAACAGTTGGGCTTGCTTTCGCAATGCTTGCAATCTGCTGTTTAGCACCCAGTTGCAGAGCTGTTCCTGCTGCAAATGTTGAGAATCCATTGCTTGTTACTTGGTCAGTAATAAGCGTAGGAGTTGCTCCTGAGTTTAATAATACAGCAGCGGTTCCTTGACCCATTTGAACATCCCAAGTCGCGCTTGGAATTCCATGTTGGGCAAATGCGCCGTATGCTGTGTAGTTTGTCAAGTTAATGCGAGTCGGTTGAAATGGGAGATAAATCGCCACATTGTTGCCAGTCGCCGCTTGAGTAAAGCTACCTTTTGCTGATCTTGAATATTCAGTCATGTTACACCCCCAAATTGCTTAAGCGTGTGCAGAGAAGATTGCGGATCGCAGTGTCTTGCGTCAGAGCTTGAGCCTGAGCAAATTTAACAGCGAGAGTCGCATTCTGTGCGAGCATGCCAGAATAGTAAGGATCACGATAAATCAAGTTCATGGAAAATCCATCTTGATTGATGTGAGTTACCGCTTGTTTACCACAAACTGTGTTGTAATAAACATCGTTACCATTAGCAGATGCGCCGCGAGCTACCGGAGCTTCAGAAGATGTAAGAACTCGGATGTTAAGAGCCGAGCCAAATTCTGATGGAAGAGCAGAGCTGTTGTTTGGGTAGTTCCATTGGTTCAAGAATCCTGAACCAACGAGACCATCCATATCGGATTGGAGTTCAGTTGAGCTCAACATAAAATATGCTGAACGGACTGGGCCAGTTCCGAATCTATCCATACCCTCAATACCTGCCATAAATTTGTAGGCATTGTTGGTGTCTAATGTAGTAGCAACCAAGCTAAAGTCGGAGATTCCGAGGTTAGTTGGGTTGTCTCCATTAGTTCCGCCGCCAGCATTGATCTCAGACGCAGCAGAGATAATGTAGTCGCGAAGGATAAGGTCTTCAGCCTGTCTCATAGCGACAGCCAATCTCTCAGAAACCCAGGCTAAAACGCCCTCTTGGTCTTGGAGAATAACTTGTTCGTTGATGATACAGCCAGTACCGAAAAAGGCCATTTGAGCATCAATGATGTCTCTTTGTGGCACTTGTGCTGGGGGGTCAATCCCAGAGTTGCCCAACTGAATTGTTGGTGGTTGTAATGCTCTTGGACGCATAAAGCGGCAAGTTGTTCCACCGTTGGAAGGCATACTTACCTTATCGCAGACGGTGATGTAGTTCATTGTTGGCGTAGGAACATAAAGCATCGCAGGAGCTAAGCTCTGGAGAATTAGTGGTCCCAAATTGCCAGTTGTCGTAATAGACATTTCTAATCCTATTGGATTAAATGTTTGTGATTGGCTGAACCGTGGGCGAGGAAGCAAGCTTCCGACGTACTACTGCCCGTTCTCAGACATATCGGGTGGCATGTAACGCATGCCTGCGATATAATGGGACGACGTCCCTAGCTTTACGTAGCAAGCGAGATGCCATTTACGATGGCGAACGATAATTTGAGGAATATCAAGGAATATATTTAATGGCAAGCGAAGAAGATGAAAGAGGAAAGCCCTATCTAGTGGTATCACAAAGAATAGGAAGAGAATACAATGAAAAATTCACAAAAAAAACCTTAGAAATGATTCTTCAAGAGCTTTCCTCAGCGTTTCAAGAGAACAAAGATTTTTCTAACCTCGAAGCATGGACTATTCTGAAAATACGAATAGACAGATGGGTTGATTTTTTCAAAAAAGATCTACATGGGAATTTTATAGAACACGTCCCCTGGATAAAAGATAAAAAAGCGCAAAACGGTTTTCTAAAACAACAGGCCACCAAATACGGTATCAAAATTACAAAAAAATTCAAAATTATGCTTAGAGAAGATTGAAAAGGATTAATTTAATGACAAGGAGATGTTTGATTGTGGCTAATGACAGAATGTTCCTAGTAAACAAGAAAACAAAAAAATATCTGTGTTTAGCGAAAAACTTAGGAAACCCCTGGTCTTCTTCGGGGCGCTCCCAAGAACTAGATGAGTTTCTTGATGACGAAGAAAATAAAGAGTCTTTCTGGGAAGACAAACATAATTATGAGCTATTATATGAAGATGAGTTAAAGTCAGAACACATCAATTTTAATCATAAATAGCAATTTATTTGAGGTTACAGGTTCTTTGCCGATTCACACAGGTAAACATTTTGCTCTATATCAATGTTTGAAATTTTCATATTCGACAAATTCCTGATAAAAACGTCTTTAATTCTACTTTCCATGCTGGATATCGACTTGCATGACCTGAAATTTTCATGAAAAATTTTTGATTCATCTATAGTTGCTATATAGGTTCTTGGGTTCTGTTTTTCAGATATGTTGTATATTTCAGCAGCAAGACCGCTTTTGTTAAGAAAAAAAATTACCTCTTTTCTTGCTCTGGATCTTGTCATGGAATAGTTTAGCTGGGCAACACAAAAGGGCTCAGCCTCGTAAGCAGACGCTTTTTTATCAACCCCAAAAAGACAACTCACAAAAATCGTTTGTCCTCTAATTATTTTTTTTCCAGGGAGATTTTCCCCTGTTTCTATCAATCCTTGCTTCAAGCATGGCTTTATCTACTTTATTTAACTTAAGCCTATCGTCTAGGAATAGACGAACAACCTCACCGCGATCATGATTCTTCAAAATAGCAGCGCACCCTCTACAAAAAAGATAATGGTCTCCACCGTGTATCCAAATGGACTCTCCAGGATTTCCGCATTTCTCACATTTTCCTGAAAGTTTTTTAAGCATTTTTTTCCTTATAAGTCTGTCAGTCCTTTTTGTCCGAATCTTTCATACATCCTTCTTCGCCTCTTTCCATCTGACGAGATCTCCATCCATAATCGCTTCTTTAGTTATCCAGGTTTCATCTTCATGGACAATCGTCGGCTTTTCTAAGCATGAGTCTTGATTGATGTACTTTTCTAGATCATAAAATGGGGTGTGATGTCCTGTGAGCGGGGGCTTCAATCCTTCTTCTCCAGCCTCTTGGCCCTTCTTCTTTTCCACATCTCTTTAGCAGCTTGGCTTCGAGAGCTCTCTATGGGATCTTCATTCATTTGACTGAATATCAAGGCCATTTCAATAAATGAAAGGGTTTCTTTTGTTTCATGAATTTGCTCCCTAAGATCAACGAGGTGTTTATTAACCGTATCAAATCGTCGATGAATGGCCTCATCCATGTCAAAAAGGAAATCGAAAAGCTTCTCTCCTTGCTCTTTCTGAAATTTTTCGAGCTTTCTTGCATAATAAATGAAACAAAAGAAAGACGACGTAAGGATTAACATTGCAGTTCCAATCATGCAAAATTCAAGATTTGTCGCTATCCAGCTCATTCGAATTCTCCTGTGTTTTCACTTCGATGGAGATAGTTTGCCTAGATTTCTGTAAATCTGCAAGCTGATCGATGACCATGCGATAGTTTTTTTCCTGTTCAGGAGTGGCTGTAGAAATGGCCGCTTCTTTTTGTTCTAGCCTTGTTTTACCAAGATGGGTTAAAAGTGAACTATCTCCAAGATCAGTTCTACCTATAGCTTTATCGAATTGTGCTTTAAACAATAAAGCATCACCTTTGTTTCTTTTTGTTTGTGAATAGGCAGAAAAGACTACCCCTTTTTCTGATTCACAGCGATTATATAAAGTATCAGGATGAATCCCTATGGCGTCAGCTATTTTAGTGCCAGGACATCCTGTTTCTAGATAATCATCAACTAAATCCCAGTCAATTTCTTTAGGAGGAAGTCCCCTGGGTCTTTTAATTGCTGGTGGTTTTCTTGGCATATCTTGCCTGTAATAAGACTAACATCAAATAATGTCAAATTCTTCGTTTAGTTTCAATCTTATACGTAGGAGCCGGAATGATCCGGCCCTTTTATAAACGGCTCTAAAATCTGCCCCCAAGGAGGAACGAAGAAAAGATCGCCTGTCTCTGTATTACTAAGCGCCAGCGGCTTTTCCTCTTCTTTCTTTGGTTCAGGGGCTGTGGGAGTTCTCAGAGGAAACGTGTCCCACCAGGATTTGGCGCCTGTTTCTTTTGGGGTTGGCGCAGATTCTGTGGTCTTTTGCTCATAGTCCTCCTGCGCTCCTGGCAGATGGATAATAGTCGGTCCATTTTGGGGCGATTGAGACAACTCTGGAGGCAAAATGGGGCCTGGTTTTGCAACCCATATCTTTGGATTCTTCGGGCTGCAACGCTCGATTAAACAGTTAAACCTATTAGACCTGTGGGTCGATTTGATTCCTTTTGTTGGCCCAAAATTAACACCAAAAGAGAATGTGCATCCCTTGTTTTCCGAAGTCCAATATGGAGACAATCCGAACTCAAGTCTTTCTTTTAGAATATAGGAAATCTTTGAATTTAGTCCCCATTTGCTTTGTGTGTGGTCATAGAATGGCAAGATTCCGACATTAAAGTCTTTTCTTGGGAACCATTTAATTCCCAACTCAGAAGTCCGGCTATGAAAAATAGAGCCCCTCTCCAAGTCCATTTTAACAGAGGTTGGAAGATACAAGTTGTAGGAGACTTGTAGGTTCTTGTAGAGAAGCTCTAAGCCTGGGCTAAATTGGTGTAGAAAGGCCTTGAGTCTATTTGAGTGCTGATAATAAAAATTAACGCCTATTCCTGCGTTTCTAAGGAATGTTCGGTAGGCTAATCCAAGGTCGTTTTGGAAGTGCTTGTGGTGAATTCTATGGGTCAAATCTAAAATGAATGCGTCTCCGTTAGGAATGTAAAAATATGATTGATGATTGAGTTTCAGATTTGAGGAATCTAATGCAGAAGAGTCTACATTTGCGCTAATTTGGTTAAAATTGTCATGAGCTAGCAAAGTGCAAGCGTTTAGAGCTATTAGTAAAGATATTATTTTAGAAACCATAATCAACCTCCAGGTTGAGGGGTAGTCCCTAAAATTAAGCCATAGCACCGCAAAGGAATTATTTACTAGACCTCTTAGTCTTTTCAAGCTTTTTAAGCCTTTTGATCTGTGGATCCCTGACCCTTTCATCGTAATCAGCCAGCTTGGCATTGGCACGCTCGGCCTTGTGGACAAGCTTTTCAGCCTTCTTAAGAGGTTTTCCAACCTGTTTGCGCATTTTTTTATCCATTTTTCCTCATTGAGACAAATCGTATTCTAAAGTTTGGGAACTCCACATAAGCCCATTCATTTATGTCTATATATGGAATATTTTTATCGTTGTAATCATATGATCGAACATGTGAAGGAATCATTCCTAAAAAACGATCCATCTCCACTTGATCATTAACATCAAATTCAACCATTATGTCTTTCAATTTACCTTCTACGCCTTACTCTAGGATGGGATTTTTGGTGGAAGATTTCCTTGCAAAACGGACAAACTGAACTTCTTAAGATTGTGGCCTTACACCACTTGATAATCTTACTCTTGGCTTGATTAAGGGTCATTTGATTGGCTCCTTTAGTTTCTGGATACATGAGATTAGGATTTCAGGAAAGACTTTAAGTGCTAAATGCATATGCTTTGTCGTCTCTCGGATCTATGATCACATGTGTATTGCTTATAAAATATCCGGCTTCAGCTTCTAGGCTTGGATTCCCTCTTACTTTTTCGGGGGGCAAAGATGTCATGCAGGTGCTTTCGATCGGCAATACAGGGGGCTCCAATTCTCCTATGCATCCTTTTTCCTCCTGTAAAGTCTCGATAAAATCTCTGATGTCGATGTCTTTTAAATAACTAAAAGGAAGAGCCTTTCTTCCGCAAAAGACTAAGTTTTTAACAGCCTGAATTAAGGCTTCCTCTATAGTTTTTCCCTTTCCAAAAACTTCACCAACTCCCTCATTATCCCAATGAGATGTTTGAACGTAAACAACATACCACCATTCTCCGTTTTTGTTTCCCCATTCCTGGATAGAAGCAATTCCACATTGGTCGCTGATTTTTCTGTATTCATTTTTATTCATTTCCAAATCCTTTCTTTTGCATGTTCATTTGCTCTTGAAATAAAAAATGCTGCCATATTGTCTATCTTTTTTCCCCATTTAAATCTATAACAGTCAGCATCTAATCGGGCTTTTCTTAAGTCTACGAATGCATAGTTCTGAGAAATCCAACGCCTATCTTTTTCTGAAAGAGGAAGATCGGTGATGATTCCTTCCTCCCTGCTCTTGGCATTGAATTCTTTTTTGTTCATATCTTGTGTACGCCCCTCCTTCTCCGTACGTTTAAACGTCTGACCGGAGTTCATAAGAAGGAAGGATTTAATAGTGGACAGTTTTGCCAATTTTGATGTGGACAGTTCGATTGTTGATAACTCACCTTTTTTATAGAGCTTTTCGGCTAAAAACTGTTCATCTTCGGATAGACCATGAATGACCTCTTTTGAGTAACGTTTCCAGTCATATTGAAATCGACAAGCTTGTATCAAAACCAGGAACTCAAAAGCATCCTCGGTCAGATCGTATGTGTTAGATCGACGACCAACGACGCGCCGCCTCTTTAAAAAGCCATGCTCTTTAAACCTATCCATTTTATTAAGAAATGTTTTTACAGTAGTGGTTCCACATTTAGCTTCGCGAGCTATTGTTTTAAGACTAGGAAATATTTCTTTGTGTATTCCTTCCCTCCGCTTTGTTTCTCTTATAAGCAAAGACGAATGTAAAATATTTCTTTCGGCGGCTGTTAGTGAATCATATAAGAAGGCTATATCTAGAAGTGGGGTCGTGATATGCGACATCTGAGTCTCCTTTTTCGGAGATCCCGACAAGTTTTTATTTTCTATTGCTTGAAAATAAATGCCCGACTTAAGATAGTGAACATATCAACTTCCACTATCTATGTACGGGGGGCCTTGCGGGGCCTCCTTTGCTGTTTGTAAGCGTTATGGTAAACAGCTTACATCAAAAATTTCCAGATAAATTATTTTCTTGTCTAAAATTCGACTCTTGAAATAAGGTGAAAAACGTCCATGCGAATTCCTTTTTGTTCCTACTTTGGGCGGCGCTGCTAACGTGGCGCTGCTTTTCTTTTTTTGAGTTCTTTTTCCATAAGTCTTTTGAATAGACCCGATCCACTAATGGTTTTGGAGGTCCCTCTAAGATGAACCTTAGGAAACATATCATAAGTAATGGGGGCATGAAAATTTTTTGTCTCTTTTACAAGGATTTGAACGGTTTTGACCACAGGCGCCTTTCCCTTAAGAATGTTAGAGATTGTGTTGTGCGAGAGGCCGACCTCTTCGCTGAGAGAGTTCATAGTGTGATTGCTTTTCGAGAACCAGTCTTTGAAATTCATCTGCTTTTCCTTGTCATTTACTTATTGATTATATTGTCATTTACTTTTATATTCAATAGGAAAAGTGGAGGCATATGACAGATCTAGACCCTAAATGGATTCGGGTAAGCTCAATCTTGGCTATCATCCCGTCTAAAGATTCGGAAGGTAAATGGCACTATCCTGTGCGCGCGATAGATCAGGGCGTTCTTCAAAGAAAGGCCGACCTAGGCACGTCTGTACATGCTGCCATAGCCGCTCATTGTAGAGATGAATTTTGCCCTGTAAATGCTAAAGAAGAGGGTTTTTTGGAGTCCTATCTTAAGTGGGAGAAGGAAATGCGCCTAATGCCTCATGAAACAGAAAAGCGCCTTTTTCATGAAGACATGAAGCTGACTGGCTGTATAGACATGTTGGCCAAGCTCGCCCAAAACAACGTTTTTATTGTTGATTTTAAGTGCACCGTTTCTGCGGATCCGATGAAATGGCAAATTCAAGCAGCCCTTTATAGCTTACTTGCCAGCGTCAACAACATTCCTGTTGAAAAAACAGCCCTTTTCGTGCAACTTGACCCTAAGGGTAAGGCGCCAAAAGTGCACAAATACACCATCACAGATGGATTGATGGCCTCTGCTATTTCTTGGTATAATGCATATATCTACTTGACTAGTAAATGACATCTGGATTACAATGTAGAACATAAAAAAAGAGCCCGAGGAGTTCAGTCAACGGGCCCAGAGGATTAAATACATGAAAAAAATCAAACAAAGGATGATAGCCTATGAATGACACACAAGAAGATACAGATTTCTTAGATTTATTAAAAGACAATCTTGAAGTTTTGCCGGATGATAGATTTCCGTCGATAGCAGAAATTGAGAAGCACTTGCCAGTCATCAGCAAGCTTTCCCTGATGGCAAAAAACGTCACTGTAGAGGATTCTCAAGGCTGTAGCACAGCTTTGGACATTACAGCGGATATTAGATCATTAGACAAGATGATTGAAGAGCTCAGAAAGAAGGCAATCGAGCCTTCTCGACGAATTGTTCAAATGATCAATGATTCAGCTAAGGGGCTGCAAGAGATCCTATCCATCGCTGAACATGAACTCACCGTCAAAATCGCCACATATCATGCCAAAGAAGATGAAAAGATGAAGGCGGCTGAAGAGTCAGTCAGGGCCCTTTCTGAGCAACTGGGGGTTAATATCGTTGTTCCTAGTGAATCCAGAAGCATTCACAGCTCTAAGGCGACAACTTTTTACAAAGAAACTTGGTCTTTTGAGATCGAAAATCCAAATCTGATTCCCGACACATATTGGATTGTTGACGAAAAGATGATCCAAAAGCATGTCGACATGGGAATGCAAGATATTCCTGGGGTTAAGATTGTAAAGGGAAAAAAGTTCTGTGTGAGGAGGAAATAATGGCAATTCATTCCTATAAACCTCACAAAGACGAGATACAATTAGAGCTTATTTGGCAAGAAATTGAAGAGATTGATGAGCAAATTTTAAACCTAGAAAGAGGAAGAAAAAAGCTCATGGATCAGGTATACTTTTTACAAGATGATTTAACAAGAAAAGGAAGAGATTATGTCTAAAGATTTAATACCAACACAAGAAGAAGTTAAAGCTATCGAGGTAATGGCTAAACAAGCCGTAGAGAGTAAGTATGTAGAAAAACTCGGTGGCTATGCTGGAGTGTTCTCTATCGCCATGTTTGCAAGGGAGTTGAACATTCCTATTATGTCAGCATTATTCGGTGGCATGGCTAACATCATGGGCAAGATCACTATAGCCCCTCAGCTTATGAATGCGATGATCAGAAAAGCAGGGCACAAGTTAAAGATAGATAGTAATGATCAGCGATGCATTATCGAAGGAACAAGAAAAGACACAGGGGAAAAATGTGAGGTATCTTTCTCTCTGGAAGACGCCAGGAAAGCTGGGCTGGTTAAGCCAAATGGAGGATGGGAAAAATATCCTTCTGATATGTGTTTTGCTAGAGCTTTGTCTAGGCTTGCTAGACGGCTGTTCCCTGATGTAATTGGCATGGCATATGTGGAGAGCGAGATCGAAGACGATGAAGAAAGATCGAAAGAGACAGTGGAGGAGGTTGAAACCGTAGAAGCTGAAGCAGACAGCCTGATTGCCTTCAAAGAAGCTTTTAAATCCATAGAGAACATGGACCACGACCTGAATGACTTTCTTAAATTTATCTCTGAGTCAAGCAAGAAATCTGTCGAAGATGCCGTCACTCAAGCATTAAAACATGGTGACAGATTTTCCAAATCTTATCTAAAATGGGTGGCTGACAAAACAGCTCAGCCTATGGAAGTTAAGGCAGAGCAAGGGGATTTATTGAAGTGAATCTATGCAAAAAAACAGACAAGGTTTGGACAGAGCTCTATCTAAAGAAAAAAACCGCTGACAAACAATGGGATCGTGTTTTTCTTGAAGCTCTACATGGAAAGATAAATCAAGAAGAAATGTCGTGGGCCATGGAGCAATGTAATATTGCAGATTTCAATTTGATTGAGTTTGAGAGATTTAATAAAAAGATCAAACAAGGCGCTAAGGGATATAGCGATGAAGAATTCTATAGGATGTATATAAAACCATATGAAAAAAGCATGGCTCCTTAATGACTTTAAATCCCGTCAACTCATCTTTATTTTGCTGCTTTAAGACTTCAACTCAAGAAGTTCAGGAAATGCCCATAGAAAAAACGGACGAAACTTTACAGAGCAACGCTCATCGAACCGACTCTTCAATTCTAGAAAGTGCAAGAGAAGAAAGAGAAAAGATTTTTCAAAAGTTTCCAACCAGAGATTTTCAGCAAATAGTGGAGTCTCAAATGGAGGATCCGCCGAAATGAAATTTGGCGTCAAATTCGGGATTCTAATTGTCCTATTCTTCATCACCTTTGTTTTCATGTTCGAGCAATGGTGTTTGCTTAGGAATATTCAAGAGACATGCTTGGAGTTGAAGGACAGGAAATGATCATTGACTTAAGTGGGTGGAATGAATATAAATACGACGGCTTTCCTCAAACTGAAATCCCTTCAGATGTTGAGCTCCAACTCATTCAATTGACAACCTGTGATGTGTTTAAGATAAAATCAGAGGCTATTTTCCCTGGAGGAATGACACCATCTTTGGATACATTTAAAGCTACGATTTTTTGGAGGATAAAGAAATGAAACACATAATCTACGGAGCCATCATCCTATTCCTTCTTCTATTCATTTTATGCAAAATTGACCAAAAATTAGGCTTTGAGCATAGTCGAGCGATCAAATCAACCCTAAGGAGTGCCTGTGTATCCTAAATTTCAAAGATTCTGGAATATCGCAAGATTCGTCGTCATTTTAGCTGGAGGAATCATTTATTGTTGTAAATGTAATGCTCACGGCTTTGCACCCACTTTAGATGTAAAGGGCCCTTCATCGCATTCTGAACGACTAAAGGATGAAAGTGATAGAAAAAGAAGCGAAGAAAACTACAAAAGATATCGGGAAGCCAGAGACGAAGAATGGAGCCGATATGATTCGGACGGGAACAGACGAGGCGATAGTAATGGTATGGACAGAAATGATATCGATGGAGCAGAGGTTATCGACTACGAAAGAAACAACTGCGGTTGACTTTCCGTGGTGTGTCTAAGAAACATCAATCTTTATTAAGTTTCTATTAAATCCAAGGTCTGATAATGTATTTTATGTTGGCTATTTGAACGTATTTGTGTAAAATCTTTTATACAAAGAGCGTATTTTCGATTTTAAACGAGACAATCTTAATCTAATCTTGGTTTTGAAATTCATTTTATACTCTTTTTATCCTAAAATATTTTAGAAAATATATATTTATTTTTTGAGACCATCTTCTATAGGCTTTATTTCAATGTCGATCCCTTTTTTGTGTTTCAGAACCGATTCAGCAAGAGCAACAAGTTCGTCTGGTTCATTTTTCTGAAAAAGCGTGCAACCAGAAAGAATGCAAGTGAAAACAATCCATTTCATAAGGGCGCCTATTTTTTCTTTCTTTTTTTTCCGCCGCGCGCTGTTGAGTAAGCAATAGCAACGGCTTGTTTGATCGGCATTTCAGGATGAGCATGTTTTTCTCTTCTAATATTCTCTGAAATCCCCTTTTTTGTCTTAGCAGCTTTTCCTTTAACGAGAGGCATAATAACTCCTATGGTTGTAAATAACCCTTACCATGTGTATGGATTATTTTGAACACCAAAGGAATCCTATGAAAGAACGAATAGAAGAAAAAGTTTTCGAAGACCAACAGGATTACGTTGAAGATGTCAAAGAACAAATTAGAAGTGGAGTGAAACGTTATGTGCTCTATATGAAAATGTTTGGATATCCTTATCAGTGGAAAATATTAAAGGATGAGTTGAAAAGATTTATCAATTACGAAATGGAAAGCGCTTTTAGCAAGACCGTGATTCGAGACACGGAAGAAGGAACTATCATCATGAGATTTGACGAAAAAAAAGAATGATGTTACTATTTCCACATGATCTGGAAAACTTTTATTATTTTTTTGTCATTTGGTTGCCTTTTCGCCGAATCAAGATTTGATGCTCTTTGTAGAAAAGATCCTGATTTTGCTCAGATTCATGCCAATCCTCCAAGAATTGAGTCACCAGAAGAAGAAAAAATCGAGAACATCTATCGAATTTTAGAAGAAGAAGATCCCCAAATGATACTTAAGTTTGCAAGATTTGTTTTAGTTTCAAATAAGATATCAATCAATGAACAAAGCTTTGCAGAGGCTACTAAGACAAATAATAAAATCCTCCAACACTCACACTAGAATTGTTGGCAAAATTCGTGTCTGTCAAACTTGTAAATCCCATCCCACTCGTTGTCTGCTCAATTGTCAAGAAAGTCTGTCCAGATGTCGAGAAAATATTCACATATCCGGAAAATGTAATAGTGCCGAGCTGAGGATTTCCACTCAATGTATTTGGACCTCCTGCGGCAAACGGAAACCCTCCGATCTGAGCTATACCAACCGCAGACCCTTTTGAAGTAAGAACAAGAGAGGTTTGATAAAATAAGAGATTTCCTACAATAGTATATTTTCCATTCTGTGCTGCATATGTGATTCCCGTGCTTGAACCTGAAAACATCAGAACTGGTGTAAAGCTTCCTGTTGTAAAAAAAGACGTCGAGAGATCGACAAATCCATTGCCATCAACATTAAAGATAGAGCTATTAAAGTGAGACACTCCATTGTCTCCTACAGTGGAAGACGCCACTGCCTGAGATCTTTGGATTTGTACTGTATATGTATTGGCTGCTAATGAGTTTGTCCGTATCACATTTGTAGTAGTACCGGCGGCTACTTGGCCGCCTGTTACTGTGATGTTTCCAGATGAATTTGGAACAACAGGCGTGGTGCCTGGAGCGGTGTGGGCATCTGGAATTATCCCGGTCATTATTTGACCATTCGTCGAAGAAATCGTTATAGTTGATCCAGAGCCAGAGGTTGTGATTCCATTTGTTCCTAATACATTGAGATTTCCACCAGACGGAGCAGCTGTTCCTGTATTCTCTGTATATAAAGTAGCAATGGATCCAGAAGTGGAGGCGGTAAGAGTGTGTGTGCCAGGATTTCCTACAATATTGATTGTGGTTGCATCGCCAACGACATTTATATTGTTATTTAGATCAACCCCAACAGGACCACCAGTATTGCCTGTCAATGTCTCAGTCGCAGCAACTTGTGAAGCATTAATTGGCTGCCAAATTGCTGTTTTCACTTCTCCAATAACACTAAAAGCTGTGAGAATATATTCAGTTTCAGCCATTTGGTTGAACCAGCGTGTTTGAATGGGATAATTGACATCGTTTGTGGTTGGATTAACCTGTGAAAAAACTGTAAGAAATGGGTTAGTAGATGAACGGCCTACTGCAAGAGAATCTAAGGATACTGGAGGTGTCGGATTGTTATTGGGATTCGTCATGTAATATACTCCGTTATGATTACCACGCCTTTGGCTCCAGCAGCGCCTGCTTGTGTTCCTCCAGCATTATATGAAGCACCACCACCACCACCGCCACCATATAAATTTCCTGCTGAAGGCGTTCCATTCGCTCCATTTAAGGCTACCTGAGTAGTTCCTGTTCCAAAATATGAATTTCCGCCTAAAGATGTGTATCCTGTTGCACTCGCTCCAGCAGTAAAATTGCCGCAGCATCCAGCTTGTCCAGGCAATGTAAAGTCTCCTGTTCCTGCTACTCCACCACCGCCACCATTGGAGGGTCCATTGCCAGCATTACCGTTTCCTCCTGTTGCGCCCTTTCCAATACAAAGAGTTCCGACAGAGGAATCTCCTCCGTTGCCTCCTGCATTATTACCGGCGCTACCTGCTGTCCCAGCAGCACCTACAGTGACAGTTTGAGAAACTCCAATTGCTGCTGCTGTGGATATTTTTCTTGCATATCCGCCACCACCACCTGCTCCTCCAACTGAATAAAATCCAGCGCTCGCGGAGGCCGATCCACCTCCACCTCCCCCTCCACCAACACATTCTATAATGCAGTAAACCATGCCAGAAGTTGGAGTATAAGTTCCAGAAGATGTAAATGTTTGGAGATTGACGGCGAAACTATTAACTGGATTTGCTTGCCAAGTGGGAAGTGCCGCAGCTCCATTTGAAGTGAGAACCTGTCCAGATGTTCCAACTCCCGATACGTTTTGAAAAGCTCCTGTTGCAGTTGTTCCGGCGGTGATGACTGAATAGGCAGTAAATGTGGTATTTCCTGTCCCTCCACCTGCAACCACAGCAGTCCCGAAAGCTGGATCAGAAGAAGCTCCTTGGCTAATAAGAGGAACACCACTCGTTGCAGAAGGGGCGACATTTGTTAGTGTACTTGTTGTACTACCACCTACAATAACATTATGTGCAGTAACAGCAGTACCGGTAAAAGATGTTCCAGTATTTCCTACAATTCCTGTAGTTGCTGCATTTATTGCATTTGCTTCTGTCATATTAGGTCACCGTAAATGTTCCTATAACGCTTGTTGCTATCCATGCTGTATCAGAGCTTCTATATACAAGAGTTACACTATCACCCCTAGCATTATTTACCGCCGTTCCAGCAGCTGCCGATACTGCGGAACCAATACGAATTACTTGTCCTGTATTGGCTGTGATAGTAAGTGTACTAGCTGTGTCTACAGCAAAGGCAACTGTATTTCCCTGACTTGGAGAAGCAGGAAGAGTGGCTATAGCTGCTCCCGTAATAAAATAGTTACCATTAGCGGCTGCATTGAAGTTAGTATTTTCATCAGTCCATGTGAACGTCGGTGTGATGCTGGCGACAGATCCAAGTTGGCCTGTAGAAGTGTTGATGGTGACAAAGTTCACATTAGATACTGAAACAGAGGCTATTCCAGCGATGAAGCATTTGTTTTGTTGACCTGATCCAGACCCTTGTGTGCCTACCCGAATAGTATTATTGTCGGCTACGGTTCCTTGATTCATAATCATAATGTTATTTGATTCATTGGTGGTATAGAAATCACCTGATCCATAACCTAAAGCACAATTAAAATTTCCCGTTTGAAGGGAATTAAGGGTATTAAAACCAACCCCAACATTTCCCGACCCCCCTGGAGCTGATCCGGAAAGCGTCAAATTTCCACTGTTTTGTCCTAATAGAACATTTGCTCCACCATCGCTTAAGGTAAAGGTGGAAATGGTTCCGCTATTTATGAATGAAACTGATGCTCCAGTACTATTTGTAGAATTGTGAGCATAGATTGTAACCGTTGATCCTGTGATCGATCCACTATCTCCATTAATAGTGTTAATACCAGATCCTCCAGCAATAGCAGATACAAAACCATTAGCATCAACCGAGAATTGAGCGCTATTAAATGCTGATAAACCAATTTTTGTTGCATCAGTTGAAGCTATAGCCTGAGATATTTGAACTTTAACAGTTTCTGTATTAGCCGATCCTGCTACTACAACAGGCGTAGTGCCCGCAGCAGCAGTGCCTCCCAAAATATTAAAATTACCTCCAGCTGCTGGAGATTCGGCTCCTCCGGTCGTTCCTGTTATAGTTCTTATATATCCAGTGGATGAAGCAGAAACAAATCCATTTGCATCTACGGAAAAATCTGTGGAATTGAAGTTTGCAAGGCCTACTTTCGTCGCATCAGTAGCGGCAATTGCCTGAGCTTTTTGCACATTTACAGTAAGAGTGCTAACGGATCCAGATGTGGTGACAGGTATAGTGCCTGCTGCGGTTGAAGCGCCAAAGATATTCCAGTTTCCCGCTGTAGGAGATAGGGCACCCCCACTATTTCCTGTTATTGTCTCTCCTACGTGCGATCCATTTACATCGATACTAATAGAGCCAGCTCCATTAGTAATAGAAATTGTACCGCCAGAACTTGTAATATTGGCTAGTACGGGATCTGCACCTGTTGAGCCAATTGGAAGTTGGCCATTCGTTGCGACGCCTAATGAGGTAATCGTAGGTGTACCAGCTCCTACTAGTATTGAATGATTCGTTAGTCCCGTAAGCTCTGTAGTAAGTGTGCTAGTACCAGGATTGCCAACGATCGTAATGGATCCAGTGCCTACAGTGTTTATATTGTTTGCAGTAGGTGATACTGCACCACCACTATTTCCTGTGAGAGTCTCAGTTGATCCTGATCCACTAAAAGTCACAAAACCATTTGCATCAACTGCAAAATCTGTACTATCGAATGATGCAACACCAGCATTAGCTCCACTGGATGCACCTTGTGCTGACGCCTTTTGTACATTGATGGTTACAACATCTGTAGCACCTGTTGTTTGAAGAGGAACGCCATGTGCAGCAACGGAACCCCCTAAAATAAAAAGATCATTTGCGATAGGAACAGCTGTACCACTATCTGTAATGAATGAAGTGGGAATACTAGGATTGTTTTTTACTACACTTATTTCGCCAGCCTGTGAAATAAAATACCTATACTTGTTGCGTAAGTTCGGCTTTTTTAACTTGCAAAGTCAGATTTTCTATCTTTCTTTCTAGGAGCTTTACCGTGAGTTCAATATTAGATGCCTTTAAAAGGGCATTAGCGCCATCAATGCAAGCAACTTCAATTTTATCGAGTAGTTGTTTATTGCTTTCTATAACAGAATTTGGCGCTGACATTGCTTGAATGCTAAATATTTCCAACTGCTTCTTTTGCTTGTCGGCATGATCGTCAAATTTATTATTGAACGCGGTAGAAATGGAAACGATTTTACTCGAAAAATCTTCTTTTGTATCATCAATCTTCTGTTCTATGACAGGAAGAACTCGTCTCAACATTTTTATTTCTGTATCATGACTATTGATGTTGATTTTCGCAGTCTCTAAACAAGATCTTATTCCTGAAATTGCAGAAATTGTTGAGACAAATTTATCTTCAGTATCCTTAATAAAGGATTCGACCAATGACTTAAAGTTTTCAAACTCTACTGGGACATTAGGCTTTTTGAAAAGCTCGTCAAAATGCAATTTAAAACGATTGATATGGTCATGGACTGACTCCATCTCGCGCTTTACAAGATCAACCTTTCCTTCTATTGCGTGGATATTAGCTGATACTTGTACATTTTGCATCACTGCCCCCAAAGGCATTCGATGTAAACTGCTCCTGACATTGGTGCTGTGCTATATTTTACGTAGAATTGAGTATTTGCTGGAAGCACCCAATATTGATCTACGTGAGTCCTATTAGTATTCAAGTCAAATAGTTTGAATGCTCCCTTGGGAATGAAGAGATGATTCGTTGTGCCATCTACCGAAAAAAACATATCTCCATCTGTATTGTTTGTAATACAAATTAGCCGAACAGGGTTAACAAAAGGGCCCCCAACAGCAGCATATGAACTTGAAATACTAGCTTGAGCTAGAGTTCTAATGGCATCAAATGTGACAGTTTGTCGATTGCTCATATTTTCCTTTCACTTACGCGTTAATGATCCACCAGTTGAATGTACTGGTTTCATTGCCTGTACTAGTAAGGGTAAAACCTGTTCCATCTTGTGCAGTTATCGATACTTCGCCAGGTGTTCCACCAGTAACATTTCGGCAATAAAAAACCTTTGCTGTAGCGCTACAAGCAGTTGTTGCAACAACAACAGCTCCTGGTGTTCCACTCATAACTCCAGAAGTGCCAGCTGATGCATTGGAACCTGTCGGAACGATAATCTTGTTTCCAGCTGTTCCCATTACCAAGTTTCCATTGGTAGCAGTTATGTCACCAAGTGTTGCGGTAATTGTTGTTGCTGCTGTAACAGAGCCACTAAATGATGGTGAACCAGTAAATGCTGGATCAGCCCCAGTGCTTCCCATTAATGTTTGACCCGTAGCGCCTGCTGCCGTTGCCGCAAATGCACTGGCTCCTTCACCTAAAAGAACCCCATGAGCTGTTAGACCAGATCTAATGCCGATAGCCCCAAATGAAGGATCAGCACCAGTACTACCAGTCAACACTTGACCATCCGTTCCTGCTGCTGTAGCAACAACAGCGCTTGTTCCCTCACCAATTAGAACTCCATGTGCTGTATAAGTTGCAGGTGTATAAGGACCAGTTAATGCAAATGTAACTGTACTTCCAGATGCAGATGTAGAAATTTGATTGGCTGTTCCAGCAAGTTTAACATTTCCAGCAGATGGTAGAGCAGTACCTGTATCTCCAGTCAATGAGAGAAAAGAAGACGTCCCAGACTCTAAAAGAGTCCAAGTTGGAGTTGTTACTCCACCTGATGTTGTGCTAGAAGTCAAAACATATTCAGAGTTTGTAGCTGTATTGATCCATCGTTTTCCAATTGGAAAATTAACCTGGCTCGTGGATGGAGCTACATTTGTAACTACTGGAACTTCGACGTTTTCTGGTCTAGATCCAAATCCTTGAGTATATAAATTTGCTGGTGACTGAGCTGTCATAAAAAATCTCCTATTAAGCCCATATCTAAGACTTGCGGAGATTTTTTTAAAGAGAATTATTTAAGACTTTTTTTCTTCCTTAAGAATAGACAAAATCACAAGCATAAAGGAATACATATCAAAGTGATTTATAGGTGTAAGCATGGCAGCCTTGGGGAGATTTTCAATATTTTTGATCATGGCTTCTAGCATTTCGATTTTATCTTCTTTTGTCATATTAGGCAGATCCTCATCTTTTGATTCGGTCGTTTCTACACTATCTTTGACTTTAACAACAACTTCATTTCCTTGATCATCAATTCTTAAGAAATTTATCCAATCTTTAGCTGAACACTCTAAACGATCTGATCCACCAGAAATACTTATCTCACCACATTTACATGTCACATAATCATATGTATGGAAGCTTTCAAGAATGTCTAAACACAGTTTACATTTAGCGCGGTTTTTCATATCTTGCCCATATATATGCCAAACTTACTCGCTCCCAAGCAAATGGATTTCATCCTAGATTCTACAAAAAAAATCAATATTGCTCATGGCTCTGTACGTTCTGGAAAGACTGTAGCAACCTTGTTTAGATTCATGCAAGCGGTAGAATCATGTCCTGATAGTCAGATATGGATGATAGGTCACTCATCTAGTACAATTTACCATAACGCAGTAAGGCTGCTAATGGAAGCTAATACACCTAATAATCCTTTGAGTATTTTTCAGCCATTCCTAACGTGGCATCCTGGAAAGGCAGAACTCAAGTTCAGAAATAAGACTATTTCTACTGTTGGAGCAAAGGATGAAGGTGCTATTGGAGCTATACAAGGGAAGACATTTTCATTAGCCTATTGCGATGAGATTACGTTATATCCAGAGTCTATCATCGACATGATTCATACTCGTCTTTCCAACCCACATTCTAGGCTTTTCTGCTCATGTAACCCATCTCATCCCACTCATAAGATCAAGCAATGGATAGATAAAGCTATCGCTGGTGACCCCTTATATTACGAGCTTAAGTTCGTATTGGATGATAATCCATATGTAGACGAAGAGTATAAAAGGATGGTAAGGGAAAGCTTGTCTGGTCTTTTCTACAAGAGAAATTATCTCGGTATGTGGTGCCTAGCAGAAGGAGCGATATTCGATTTCTTTGATAGAAAAATACATGTTGTGAAACGCCCTCCCAGAGCTGCAGAATATTGGATAGCTGGTATCGACTATGGTGTTACTAATAACTTTGCATGTGTATTAATAGGAGTGAACACAGGACACGCCACACAACAAGGTGTAATACGATGGGTAGAAAAGGAGTATGTCTGGGATTCTGGAAAGGAAGGAAGGCAAAAAACAAATGCTGAATATGCAAAAGATGTTGAAGAGTTTTTGGCCCCTTATACTATACGGGGTGTTTATATTGATCCTAGCGCTGCTTCATTTAAGGTGGAGTTGAGGAAAAAAGGAATAGCGACTATTGACGCTGACAATGATGTGCTCAGTGGGATTACTCACATGACATCTGAGATGGCTCAAGGAAATTTGTTTGTATGTAGCGAGTGCACGGGATTGATAAGTGAAATTGAACAATATGTTTGGGATAAAAAGAAAGCTGATAAAGGTGAAGATGCGCCATTAAAGCAGAATGATCATGCTCTTGATGCGCTAAGATATGCCATTCTTACTCATAAGGTCGCAAAATATCAACCCTATGCGCATAATCCCAATAAATATATTCACGATCGTTTTAGAAGCAATTTTTAGTTGAACTAATTATTGGATAATGGCAAAGTTATCCGATATGAAAGAACATCAAGTCTATTTTGGAAGGAAATTTTATAAAAACAATGCTTTAGGTTATTGGCAATCAACAAAGTCGGCTGCTATTTATGCTCACAGATGGGTATGGATGATGTATTTTGGCGAGATTCCGAAAGGAATGCATGTACATCATATTGATGGGAATAGATCAAATAATGATATCAGCAATTTGCAGATGCTAAAGCCTAGAGACCACATGAAGTTCCACTGGAGGAAGAAGAAGATTGATCCTAAGCAGTTGATGTTGGGGATATGAAAAATTCATTGTAATATAGATATATTGCTCAATTCGATATAATATCCTTAAATTATAGGAGTAATTATGAAGAGTTGTACAATATGTGGCGCCGAACTTGCCCCATTAGCTAAATTAGAATTTTGTCGTTCCTGTCGTACCAAACTCACTCAAATCAGATATTACGAAAAACATAAAGACAAATTGAGCGATTATCAACGTGAATATCGTGAAAAACATCGTGCTTGGATAAATGCTAAAGCCAAAGAAAGGCGTAAAAAAAATCCTCCAGAACACAGCCCTGGTAAACTTTATTATAGAAAAATGAGAGGATTGCCCCTTTACGGGCCTATAAAGAAACGAAAAAATGGGGAAGGGAGCATAGATTATCAGGGATATAAGACAATTACAGTTAAGGGACATCCCAATCAAATGGATCTAAAGGGTCGAATTCGAGAACATGTCTATGTTATGTCACAGTATTTAGGTCGTCCTCTAAAAACAAAAACAGAATCAGTTCATCACAAAAACGGAATACGTACTGACAATAGAATTGAAAATCTAGAACTCTGGCATCGTGGTCAACCACCAGGCCAACGATTAGAAGATAAGGTTAATTGGGCTATTGAGTTTTTAAAGGAGTATGGCTATACGGTGGATAAGTAGTATTAAAAAATAAACTACTTGGAGGCCACATTGAGTTTTTACTATCCCCCATGGAATAATGACATTGAGCCAAATCAAGGCAATGTAAGACAGTGGCTTTAAATCGGGCCACTCTTTCGATAGGTAATGCGATAATTTATATAGTAAATTTATGCCTATCGAGCAGGCTTTTCAAGGGTCTGTATAAATCTTCTGTAATTGACTTGGACACCCGACAGGGCAACAAGGGGCAAGCGAAAGCAGCCTGAACGACTAAATCAGAAGACCCGAAAGGGATGCGATAGTCTGAACACCACGAATAAATAAAGGTGGTGAGAATGATCCGAAGAGGTTATTCCGCCTATCAAAATGATAGGTCTTAAAAGTAACAGAACGCGATGGAACCAGAGTAATATCGATACACTTTTCTATGCCGGCGAGCAGTCCTTTTTAAATAGGTACTTCAATACGGGCACCAACACGACCAATTCCAATTACTATTTCAACGTATGCCAACAGCCTGTAAACATGGTGACTGGCTATCAACGTCAGCATCGTAAAAACTTCAATTACACCTCGACTGAAGGATCAGATCCTCAGACAACCGACCAATATACAAAGCTCATTACGATGGAAGCTAATAAGCAGCAAATCCATGAGCAATTCTCTCGTGCATGCGAGCAGGCTGCCATTACTGGTATGGTTTTGCTACAACCATATTTGGATTACACTGGCGAAGACCAAGCTCAAGGCGAACTCAAAGTAAAGCTCTGGGAATACAATAGCTTCCTTTGCGATCCTTATGCTCGTTCCATGACATTTGAAGATTCTCAATTCATATGGACTCAGGAATACATTTCTAAGCGTGAAGCAGAAGCTCGTTTCCCTGATAAAACCAAGAACATCATGCCAATGTCTGGGACTCCCCAGAGATATGGTTCGTTCTATTTCCTTCCTGAAAACTATAACATGGCTCGCAACGATTTAATGGTGTTGTCGTATGTCTGGTATAAATGGAAACGTAAGAAAAAAAGACTCTACTCTCAAAAGAGAAATCAGTTCTTTGATGTTGCAGGTGGCGATGGTAATATCGACATGCTGGTACAATCAATACCAGATCTTGAAGAAGTTACAGTTGAAGTTCCTACATGGAAACTTGCTGTTGTACTCAATGATCAGCTCATGTTCGAAGGAGAAAATCCTCTCGGTTTTGATGGGTGTCCTTTCATTCCCGTCGTATGGAACTATGAACCTCATATCAACTATTATGATCTTCGTGTACGAGGTCTTATCCGCACAATGCGATCACCTCAATTCCTATTCAATCATAAGGTCATACAGAACAATGATATTGCCGCCGCTACAATTAATGCTGGATGGAAGCGTAAAGTTGGTGCTGTAGCTAACGAAGACAATCTGAAGAAATCTGGGCAAGGATGGGATGTCATCATAAATGATGGCTATGAGATGACAGATTGTGAAAAGATCATTCCTTCTGCTGTTCCAGAATCCGATCTTGCGCTTGCTCAACAGATGGAAGATTTGATGTACAAAACATCAGGCATCAATCTAGAGAATTGGTCTGGACAGCAAGACAAGCAGACTTCGAGTCTAACTGTTTTACTCAAACAAGCTGCAAATTTGATGGTATTCCAGAAATATTTCGATCAGTGGGATGTTTCTTTGAAGACGTTGGGAGACAGACTGCTTCAGATTGTGCTCAACAACTGGAGCGCGGAAAAGGTTGAACAGATTATCAACGAAGAACCGAGCCCATATTTCTACTCTAAGGTTTTCGCTAAATACAATGTATTAGTAGAAGAAAGTGACTTGACACCGACCCAACAAAACTTGCAAGCGTCTCAAATGTTAGAGATGAATCAGATGTTTGGTCGCGAGGTCTTCAGCGCCAGCCAAATCATACCAAAACTGAACATCACTGGTAAATCTGAGATCATTAAAATACTTGAACAACAAGAACAACAATCAGCAGCCGCACAACAGCATGCTATGAACTTAGAGCATATTGTCGAAGAAGCCAAACTGAAAGAACTTTATGCCAAGACTGCGAACCAAGTAGCTATGGCAAAAGAGCGCTACGGACGCTTCGAAAGTAACATTGGCCTCTTAGAGGAACGTATGGCGGAGGTTTCAAAAAATCATTCTCTATCTACCAAGGCAAAAATGGAAGCTTTAGAGAAAATGATGGATGTCATTGCGAAATATGGGGAAGTGGAAACAGCTCTAAAATCTGCTGAAATTGAATCCTATGACTACAAATCTGCTCTCAATGAAGACAGAGAAAAAGCAAAGGCGCACACCGAAACTGCTTCTAATGAATTTGTCTCTAAAATGTTGAGTGGATTAGGACCACAACAAGGGTCCCAAGAGCAAGCACAAAATATGTAATCTATTCTTGAAGGAATATGATTATGATGATATTGAGAAGAAATAACAACAATTACCAGGAGGTAATTATGTCAGGTGGACAAAGAATGGATGATTATGCAGGCATGCCGCATACTTCCGATATGGCTATGAAATCTAAAACTCATACAAAGCATTACTCTTCGGCTGAAGGTGCAGGTGCAGAAAATGAGTACGAAGATACAGATGCCATGATCAAGAAACAACAAGAGAACGGAGCCTCTAAAGCTAAAGCTCATCCTCTGAAATCAGGTTACAGAAATTAATTTGAGAGGGCAAGTGATTGGGGTTACCCGATCGACTCAAGGGAGATTTACGCATTGATCCTTAAGGTTGCCCAACCAAATGCGTCTTTTACATAGGTATAAATATGGAACGATCAGGATTTAAAGACCCTATTGCAGTCAAAGAAGGAAAAAAGATGAAATCTCCATGGGATTTCACATGTCCTGATTATGACGAAAGATCAAGCTGTTACGTCAATGCTGGATCACATTTTGGAGTAGGACATAAACAACCTGTGGGTCATAAAGACAATCCTAAGGATAAAGCTCCAACTCTTCCTATGGATCGTGTTAAAACCATGGAAGTAGCGGAAATTCCTCGCAAGAATTTGAGATTTGAAGCGAAAGAATGATAAGCGAATACATTCAACCAACACAGACGACAATCTGTCCTGAATGTGATGAGGCTTTTAGATTTATTGAAGGAACATATCCGCTGGTGAAGACTTGTCCTCATTGTTATAAAAAGATTACAATCAAACAAATACAATATGATGAAGAAGCCGAGAAGCAAACATAGAGAAGCTCATTCAGCAAATGCTAAATTTGGGATGGGGGATTTTTATGGCAGAGCTATTCCTGCGAAGATGGGGAAGATTCGTCAAATGTATGCTCCTGGGACAAATCCTGCTGCACCGAAATCGTTGAAAAAGCCTCCGAAGACTTTGGCATAAATCTATTCCAATTTTCATCACTTAAAGCTAGATTTGCATCTGACATTTTAATTCTTGGGGGCCAGCCTTTTTGCCCCAGATCCGTCATCTTCTCTTTTGATAGATGAAACTCTATGAACAAGACAATTTTTTCGAGTTGCTCCTCAATTTCGATTATTTGATCTTCAATGTCATCAATTCTCTGAGAATTATTTATGTGTGCTTTGCTTACTATTTTTAAGAGATCAATGACTTCCTGTGACATCCCCATCCTTCTTTATCGACCGGCTAATTTCCTTATAAATCTGATCTATGGCTTCATCAGAAAGATCATCTTCTTCCTTAGCCTCTAATCGTGCCTTATCATGCTCATAGTCATGTATACTTATAGCGATCGTCTCATTTTCAATCATCTTCCCTTTTTTGAATTGATCCCAAAACTCTCGCGGAGGAAGGATCCAAATCACTTTGATGTTGTCAGATCCAGGATATGCCTTAAACAGCATAGAATTGGATTCGCATTTAGGTTTAGTTAGACGAGGTTGCCAGATGATTGTCTTCTCTGGAACTTCATCGAGAGTCATATATTTCCCAGAAGAATAGAGTTTGACCTTTTCATCGAGACCCAAGGTTCTCGCATGAGCAAAAATATAGAATGCATGCTCACCAAAGGGTCTTTTATTTATGAGATCTTGGCAGCATTCTGCGATGCTAAAATCTTGTCGTTGGTAGAAGGAGAATCGATCGTGAGCATCTGTTCGGCTAATCTTCATATCTTGCCTCAAATAAATACTTGTGTTACATGACCATATATCCAACCGCGCGTCGGCGTCAAGACGAAAAGGATGAATATGTCAGAAGAATCACAAGTTACTCAAACAGAGGTCAAGAATGACACTATTGAAAGCAATCTTTCAAAACAGCGTAAAATGTATGAGCGCCAACTCGAACAAGAAAGAATCGCAAGACAGCAAGCCGAAGAAAGAGCTGCTTCTGCTGAACGAGCTGCTCAAGAAGCATCCCAACGAAGAGCTACCCATGATGGAGACGATGAAGAAGATAATGAGCCTTACGTCGATCGTCGAAAATTATCTAAAGAACTTAACAAGTTTCAAGCCAACATTGAAAAAACAATAGATCAAAAAGCAGAAGCTAAAGCTGCCGCGATGATTGAGCAAGAAAGAAGAACCTCATATCTTAGAGAAAATTCTGATTTCGAAAAGACAATGAACCCTGAAACCATAGAGAAGTTTGCGGCAAAGCACCCAAGACTGGCTGAAAACATTTTAAGGATGCCAGATGGCTTTGAAAGACAAAAACTCGTCTACGAGAACATAAAGGCCCTTGGAGTCGACAAGCCTGAAAAACAGGAGTCATCTGTACAGGAAAGAATTGACGCGAATAAAAGAAGTCCTTACTACCAGCCAAGTTCTGTTGGAGCTCCTCCAAATGGTATGGCGGGGGATTTTAGTGATTCCGGTCAAAAAAATGCTTACAGCAAGATGAAGGAGTTACAAAAAAGATTGCGTCTTTAAAGTCTTTTCGGGGGAGAAATCCCCTTTTTTCTTCTCTACTATTAATGATCTATTTATAATTGATGCAAAGGAGTGTTTATGAAAATTTTCCCATCTATTTTTGCATTGTCTGCTCTGTCAATCATGAGTCTTTTTGCTGAAATACCAACATACGAGCATCGTATAGGATTTGGGCCTGATTTCAATCCTATCGGTGGAAGTGTCGGATATGAGCACGTCAAACCAGATTCTTTTTACCTCGGAACTTCCACTAAATTTAACAAAAACACGCAGCTCTATATGATCCTGGTTGGATATAATTTTTCTCTTTCAGAAAAAGACACTTTAACACCCAGTGTCGGAGGTGCAATTCTTCATGATAAATATTTTTCATCGGATTGGGTTCCTGTGGTTTCTGTAGAATATAAACATCGAATCAATGACATGTTTACTATTGGAGGAATGGCAGCCTCTATACCCAAAGATATTTTTAACCTCACTGTAGGAATTCCTTTTTCCATCCATTTTGGAAAAAACAGGGATTGGGATGTTAAAATAATTCCTGCATATAACCGCATTGAAGGAAAATATTTGACTTCAAATGCAATTTCCTTGGGATATAGTATTGGAAAGAGATTTTAATTGTAGATAATGTCGATTTTGTCTATAATGATTGGAAAAATGAGGTGAACTATGGTTTGGCCATTTATTTTTTGTGCCTTAGTTTTGATTAATGGCATTTACTGGAGCATATTCCATCATGGCAAGTAAGAAGCCTGATTGGCAGAAGATGAGTGTTTACGTTGCATCTTTAATTGGATTCATGACGGTTATATTTTATATTATTGATATTAAAGTTGCGGTTGCAAAATTAGAAGTGAAAGTCGAGAAATTGGAAGGAAAATAAGATGGGATTTATTTTAGGATTTTTAATAGTAATGGGTTGGTCTGCGATTTGTTATTTTGATTGATCTTCTTCATATTTTTTCTTTAAGTATTTAGCCAAATTCATGACAATCGTAAATTTGTTCTCATTTGCGGCCTTAACCATTTGCTTTGTAATATTTTGCAGTCTAGGATTCGTAAGCATTTCTCTTGCAAAAAGACGAGCGCCATGAACACCCAATGAAATTGCTAATCCCTTCAAATTCATATTTATGGCTGAATACGCTAAATTTCCAAGTTCTCCTAGATTAACTAAAGTCGTTGCCAATCCAGGCTTCAATGTTCTTCCGATGTCCAAACGACGCTTAAACATCTCATTAGTTAATTGAAAATCTTCAGCAAGCTCAGGGGATAGTTTTCCCAGTGCTTCTCGGATGGGTTCTTTAAATCGCTCTAAATGTTCACGACCAATTTTATATTTAGAACTGATGTCTTGGTAATAGTTTATCAGGTTTTTTCCGCTGAATCCTTGTTTTACCAAATCTGCCGCATCGTGAGCAAGCTGCTTTCTTATTTCAAAAGGCATTTCATAAGCAATTTTTGTGCTGTCTCTCAGAAATTTTTGAATATCTTGTTGATTTAATGTCTCTTGAGCAGCTGGAGTTCCTTTAATAAATTCATAGGCTTCTCCAATTCCTTTTCGAGATTCTTGAATCGTTTCCTTTGTTTTTTCACCTTTTAAAGCGGGCTTGCCAAAAAACTTTTGTTTGGTTCCGCTAGGTAAAAGAGGGGCAATTTGCTTTTCTGTCATACCCGTTTTTCTGGCAAAACCTACTAATTTCTCTTGATCTTTGGTCGGAACAATTTTTCGTCCAAGTCCAGGAAGTGAATATCCTACAAGTTCTCCTAATGTTTGTGCAAATTCACCGCCTCCCATTTCTTCAATCCCTTGACCTAAACCTGCCGAAAGAGCTGCACGACCCAAATTAGCTGGCAAAGATCCTCCACCCCCTAAAGTTGAAGCAAGCAATCTACCAGTTCTTTCTAGATATTTTTCGGGAAGCGCCTCTTCGGTAGGCAAAGCCTCCTCAATAGCTTTAGAAACGAGTTTTGATGGTACTGGGCCGGCCTGCGGAAAGAGAGATAAAGAAGAAATTTGTTGAGCACCTTTTAATAACCCTTTTGGAAGAGCACCGAGAAGTGATCGTAGACGAGAAATTTCTTTTTTTGAGAAACTAATCTTTCTTCCTTGAATCGGTCCCTCGGGAAATGATTCTGGTGTATCCTTGATATCTTCAATTTCTATCGGTCTTCCAAGTGTCATATTATCCAGCTAGTTTTATATATCCTTGATCTTTTGCTTCCTGAATTGATTTTTTGGGAATGGCTTCATATTCACCATTGGGAGACATCATTAAAATTTCTCCAGTTTGAAGTTGTTTTTTCGCCAATTTTTCATATTCGCCTTGAAACTTGGACAGGCTTGTAAGTTGATTTATTGTTTTCTTTTCAACTTCCTCAATCTTAGATCGAATTGTCTTCTTGACAATTCCTTGAAAACCAGGAGGCAAATATCCTTGTTCAGCAAGGTATTTTTCTTCTAATTTTCTTGTTGCATCAACTTTTATTTTTTGAATTTCTTGTTGCATTTTCATTCCAACAAGAATCTTTTGATTGGAAATTGGATCTCTACCAATGCGAGGATATGCATCTAAAAGCTGTTTTTCAATCAATTGATTGGGTCTTCCTCCTTTAATCGAGGCTAAGTCGCCTAAAAAATATTGTTTAATAGCAGACTGAAGTTCAGCTCCTTTAGCCGATCGAAATCCTTCATAACCGGTATTTTCAGCCAAATAATCTCTGTAAGCATCCCACTTTCCCGGGTTTTCGACCGCTTCTTCAGCTAACTTAATTGAAATGTCTGAAACTGGCATTTTATCTTCAGTTGCCTCAATTCCTTCCATAAATTTCGGCAAAGATTTATAATCTTGCTTTATATACTCCTGTCTAGGAAGTTCCTTTTTTTGTTCTTCAATTTCTCCACGTTTTGCATAAAATTTTGACAATGTTGGTTCATCGGCAAGCGCAAACAGTTCTGCTTTTTTGATATCTTCTACTGGCTCTGAAATCCCGCCTGTTTTCGTGCCGGAAAGTTGATCACTAAATGTTTTTTGCCCTTCCATCATTTGATCTGGGGCTTGTCCCATTAGAATTTTATTAATCATTTCCTGACGCATACGCTTTTTAGATTTTTCCAAGGCAAGTTTAGAAGCAAATTCTGCTCCTGTATTTACTCCT